CTGGCGTTCCGGCCACCTCCCCCGAACAGGAACCTTCTTAAGCTATTCAGGGTTTTTTGTCGTAGGTGGGTCAGAAGAAACGTGATGCCTTTGCGGGCTGAGGAAGACACGTCCTTGGAAACCTGGCTGGCATCCACGAACTATCCGGAGTGGAGGAAGGCGGACTTGCGGAAGAAGTGGGCTAAGGTGGAGAAAATTACCAATCTCCGAAAATTGCACAAGATCGTGAAGTCCTTCATGAAGGACGAATTCTATGGCGAGTGGAAACACGGTCGAGGCATCAACTCGCGCACTGATGAGTTTAAGTGCGCGGTTGGACCGATCTTTAAGCTCATTGAGAAGGCCGTCTTTAAGAATAAGCATTTCATCAAGTTCGTACCAGTGGCGATGCGTCCACACGTTATCGCCAGCCGACTGTTCAGGGTTGGCGCGAAGTTCGTAACGACCGATTACACGTCTTTTGAGTCCCTGTTCATTAAGGAGATGATGGAGGCGTGTGAGTTCGAACTTTATGAATGGATGACCCAAAATCTCCCAGAGGGGGCTCTATTCATGAAACTGGTGCGTCAAGTCCTCGGTGGCAAGAACCAATGTCACTGGAAGGACTTTATTGTGGAGGTGCCGGGCACACGTATGTCCGGAGAAATGTGTACCTCCCTCGGGAATGGTTATGAGAATTTGATGTTGGCGCTGTTTCTGTCCATTGTGGCAGATCACCTCGGCCCTGACCCATCCGATCAGCAAATCGATGAATGGGCGACCGGGCTCCTCCTACTGCCGGAGGATGATGCACTGATGTCTGTCTTGGATCCAAATGACGAGGTTGACGGTTTCGTCGAGGGCGATGATGGCATTTTTGACTTCGCCGGCGATATACCTGACCCACCGCTGTACGCTAAATTAGGTATGGTGGTGAAGTTGGAAACGCATGACTCCTTAAGTACGGCATCCTTCTGCGGTATTGTTTTCGATGAGCGCGATCAGCGCAACCTCACGGATCCTTTGGAGGTTCTGGCTAAGTTTGGTTATGCGAATAACAGATACTTGCGGGTTGGTAAAAAGAAAAGCCTCATGTTGCTCAGGTGCAAGGCGCTCTCACTGGCGCACCAATACCCGGGTTCCCCGATCATTCAGTCTTTGGCGTTTTATGGATTGCGAGTCACATCGCAGATCCGGCACTATTTGAAAGGCTGGGTGCAACGAGGAGGACCTGCGGGAATGTCGCTGTGGGAACGCGATCAGCTGTTGAAAGCGATCGAAGAGCAGGATTCTATTCGCCCTGTAGACATCGGATTCGGAAGCCGCACACTCGTTGAGAAACTCTGGAGGATTCCACTCGACGTACAGATGGCGGTTGAGCGGGAGCTCGACGCCAAGTGTGACCTACAGCCGCTGATTCTGCCCGACCTTGCGGTTCACGTGCCCCCCACCTGGTTAAAAATGTGGGACATGTACTCGGTTTTGGATGACGTCCATTCCGACAAGATCTTCGAACCAATACTTCCGGTGGGACCTCTTCCAGGTTTGTCC